GAAGCATTATCGTATTCGCTAGTTTGATCGGCCGCTGGATTTTCGCCAATATTTGCAGAATCTGTTCCAGCTGTACCTGCTTGTGTATTACTGCTGTTAGTCAAACTTGCTCCAGGAAAACTAAATCCAGATAAGCCGCTAATTGCACCTCCTAGTAATTTAGCACCAATATTTACAGCTGCTCCCACTGCCAATGATCCTAAGATGAGTCCAGTGGGATTTTGATAATTGCCCACGGTGTTGATTACATTGTTAAGGATACCGCCGCCTAACGAATTCAATGCTGTTTGCCCAACAAAACTTACACTGTTTCCAGCAGGTCCCTTTGCTATTGGACTAGCGGTGTGATCGTAATGACTAGTTCCAAATCCTTCAGGGTTGCCATCACTGATATCTCCAGCATCGTAACTCACAGCTTCGTACTGAATTTTCATATCAAAATCGTGTACACCTGTTTCAGAATACGCTACTTTATTATGATTAAAACTAGTTATCATAGGATTCCATAACTGATGCAACACATACTCATGTCGTGCCATTTGATAAATTTTTATATAGTTAAAAAATGGTCTAGTACTACCGTTATCAAAACCATACTTGCCAGGCATTGCTGAAGAATATGCTTTTGTTGCATTTCTTTCATATGCTCCTGGAGTCCATGCTGTTGTTGGATCAGCGTAGTAATATTTGTAATAGGCTTGCCACAACTGATTGATCACGCCAAGGTTGTCATCGTGAAATTTAATTCCAATTTCACCCGGTGTATGTGTTGATTGTACAAGTTTCTTTCTGTTGTATTGATTCAACACTTGTGTATTGATTTTGTAGTTGGGTAAATCAATACTCTTAACTAACATGTTTATTTCTTCACTGTGTCTTTGTACCAGAGTTGCATTACCCAATGCTACTCGATTAATTCCAAATGCCACGTGGAATAAAAAACTGTGCTTGGGTGCAAGTCTAAATTGATCAACATTAAACAAATGATCAGCATGTTGCTGATCTCGTAAAATAGTAGTACCTGAACGTAAGTTGTATGATGACATAGCTTTATTTATCGATTAAAATAAAGTGAGTAGTTAATGAATAGTCATAAAAAAACCCACCTAAGTGGGTTTTTAAACTATTAACTGCCTAGTATGCTAGTTCCGCCTGGGAATTTTTGTACTGTCTGTGCTGCGCCCAGACCCTTTGATGGTGTAGTTTGGATTGCATTATCAAATCTAATTGTTAAATCAATCATTGCTGCGCCAGCTTCACTATACTTGATATCATTGTAGTTTGTTTTTTCAGCGTAGCAACCGTAGCATTCCCATACTTCTAAACTAGTAGGAGTTGTTGAGCCGTTGCCACCGTCTAACATTTCAATACGCATAGTGAACTTGTAATCCAAGCCGCTAGCTGCACTGCTTTGTTCAAAGAAGTCAAATTGTTTTTGTACTTGTTCGCCAACTAGTGTAGTTACAGCATTGGTAGAATCGTCACGTAGTTTAACTGTGATTGGTTCCCATGTGTACTTACCAGCATAGTTAATTTTGCTGTTGTACACATCAATAACTGTGTTAGCAAATGAAACACTTGGTCTTACTGCTTCACTTACTTGTTTAGTAAGTTCAGTTGTTGAACCACTTACGCCAAAATTTTCAAAACTAATTCTAAAGCGATATTTTAGTTTTGGCATTAGCATACCTTGAGAGCTTGCGCTCTGGTCGGATGCTAACGGTACTGTAAAGTTTGATAGAGATGCGATTGCCATTTAAATTCTCCTAATTATTTGCCAAGGCCTTTGATTGCCCCAGTATTCTCTAAACGCAATGGAATGTAAATAAATTCCACAGATTTTACTGGTTCAATGGCTATGTCGACGTGTAACTCGTTACGGTCGATTCTAGCTGGTGTGTTATTACTTGCATCACAAACCACAAGATAATCATATAGTGCTCGTTGGCCAACTAGGCCTAACAAGAACGATTCAACTTGTTGTTTGATTTCATTACGTGTAATAGTATCGTTTGGTTCAAATATAAACGGTTTAGCAATTTGATTTAATTGATAACGCATATAAATTACCAGTCTTGCCACATTGATACGATCCAATGAACTAGGCACTAGCTGACGTGTCTTCTGTCCGTACACAACTAAACCTGTTCCAGCAAGATATGTAATTGGGTTAACGTGTACAGCTGCAAGTGTATCGCGTTGTCCAACATTCAATGCCACTGTATGGAACTCGCCTGTTGCACCATCCACATAACCCACTGAGCTGGCATTTGTTACACCGCCACGACGTACACCAGCTGGTGCAAACCATGGATAGCTAACTTGGTCACTCAATGCAATTGTACGCAACATGATGTGGCTTGGAGGAACAACAATGTTGTTACCTGTCAAGTCTGATGTGTATGCCCACGGATAATAAACAGCACTATAGCTATTTGTAGCAATTAGACCAGATTCGTCATCAATTGCCGCGCCAGCAGTGTTGTTACCCCAGTTGCTTAGTGTTGTGGCATCTGGTGTTAAACGTGCTGGAGGATCCATAACAATAAATGCTGATATGCCGTTATCTGTATTCAATCCCACTAGTGCGCTATATGTTTCCAAGTAACCTGGGCAAGCTAACAAGTTATAGATAACTGTGTCAGGTTGACGAATGCCTTGGTTGCTTTGAATTGTAGCTTCAAGTGCTTTTAGTACAACAGCACGTTGAGCTTTGCGTCCAAACTGTCCAACACCTTTCAAATCGTTAGGAGCATCAGACACCCAACGATCTGGAAAATAGTTGGTCATTGGTTCGCCTGCTGGGTATACATCGCCTGCTGTGTAGTGTGTATTCACTGCTGTGGTATCAATGTGATTAACAACATATTTCTTAACGTTAAATCCGCTGCGACGTAGATTAAACAACAATGTACCTTTTGGATACAATGCTGGATCTGGACAATCTGGATCAACAAAGTTGTATGTTAATAGTTTAGCAACTGGATCTGGAACCACATCGTCACCAGCGCCGCTCCAACGTGCATCAGCAAATACAATACCCTGGTTAGTTGTTTGATCTGTGTTGTCAATCAACACCCACTTTTGAGTCAATCCGTTGAATTTATAAATTGTTGGATATTCTTCTAAGTTGTGCGGATTAACCCAAATGTCACCGTTGGCCAATACTCCATTGGTACTTTGTGCTGTTGGCATTGAGCTGCTAATTATTGGACCATTAGGATCAGTTACAGCTGCACCACCAGATGGATAAACTGACTGGTTATATGCTTGAGCTGTTGTATCTAAATAACCAGTCCACATAGTTCCATTGTTGAACATGATATCAATATCTTCTAACGAAGTATTGTACCATAAGGTACCGTCTGCTGGTTTTGTTGATGGAGGAACTGCACTTGGAACTGCAAATCCTTCGCCTGACACTCCAACAGTGCTTGCCCATAAACTGGCAATGTATACTGAGGTATCCGCCCAAGTAATTCCGCTTTCTTGATTCTCATCTATAACAGCTGCTGAAACGTTGTAGTAAGGTGTAGTACCAACAGTAAACAAATGGCCAAGTGTATAACCGTCATCCATAAACATAATATCGCCACCAGCTCTGTGAGTAAGTGTGATGCTGTTATTTGGATTCAATGTTGCTGTGACATAAGTGCCTTCTAGCATTGATTGAAGTTCAGTAACCAATGTGACTGCATCGTTTACTCCGTTTCCTGTGCCAGTGAACTCAACTAAGATTGAGTCAGATAATGTGCTTGATCCTGGGCTTGTTAGCTTCATCATAAATGCATATGTGCTGCCGCCGTCGTCACCGGTAGGAGTAAACGATGAATTAGTAATGATCGAACTAGTGATAGCTGTTGCACCAGATGCTGCACGATAGTACAGTTTAAAATCTGCATAAGGTGTATCTGGATGCTCGTCATCATTGTATTTGACAAACACTGTGTTAACTGCAAGGTTGATACCGCCGCCCTTTGGATCTAACGCAGCTAGTGCTGTGTATGTATCTGGAAACATTTTAATTGGTTGTTTGATCCAGCTTTGTGAAGCTAAATTATAACGTTTAAGTGTCCACTCTGCTCCCAAGTTAACCGGAGTTGTCTTAATCCACATACTTCCTGTAGGATTACCATTGGCTGTTCCTACATTGTTGTAAGTACCATATTCAGGCACTGAAGTGTGTGCGCTAATTGTTAATGATGGTGACAGGTAAACATTATTAACTGTATTAAAACCAAGTTTAGCAGCTGTTGTACCGCTTAGTGTCAAACTGCCCATTGGTGCACCGTCATACCCAGCGCCAGTGCCATCAGAATATAAATTTAACTTGCCGTTAATGTTGGCTGCTCTGATATCAGGATCTTCAGCAAGATTAATTGCTGTTACTAACTGGTCAATAGTAGTTACGCCGCCAATTGAAACACCGTTAATAACTAAACTGTCGCCTGGAGGTGATATAGTTCCAGATAATGTGTTCAATGCAAGATTGCTGCCGCTAATAACTAAACCATTGGGGCCATTGGCACCAGTAATTGTGCGGCCATCAAGGGCTGTGCCTGTTCCTGAAATAATCCAGTCGCCAATATGTAAGACAGCGGTACTAGCGGTACCGTACATGCTGTTGTAGTTACCAGAAGTAATATGTAACGTGGTGCCAGCTACTGCAGAGTAACCCTGAGTTCCAGGTGAGTCATCTACATAACCAGTAAAGGCTAGAGGAGTACCTGATGTAGATGGGTCTAATGTTACATTTGCTTGGCTGGCTGTAGCTGTTGGCCAAGCTAATGACCAATTTTGATCTCCAACTTTGACCCAAGTTCCGCCAGCGGAATTAGTTGTGTATTTTTTATGCCATAAAATATTTAAAGTAGTAACACTAACCATTGCATAGTCACCTGCTTTGCCTACGGTGGATAACGGTGCATATGTGCCAGTATCCACCAACGCAATATCTGTTATAACAGTAACTGACTGGTGATGAAAAGTCTGGCCGTCAGCTGTGCTAGCTGGGCTTGCGTTCCATTCAAATACTCCAAGATTTGTAGCACTTGTATCTAACCACCAAGTACCGTCTACTGGTAAACCTTTTGGAGACGTTGCTGTACCAATTAGTTGTTTTGTGTCTACATTAGCACGTACAACATATGCTTGGTTACTTACACCCAAAAAGCTATAAGCAGCTTGTAAGCCGTATTCGTTAATCTCTCCTGCGTGTACAGGATTATTACCTTCATCAGTTTGGAAATAAGGAATACCAAAAGTACTTCCTAAATCTGCTTGACTTGTTAGCAAATATACTTTGCCAGCATTTGTTTCCAACGTGCCTGGAGCAATTCCAGTACCAGCTGAATTTTCTTTATCTTGTTGACTAGCAACAATGATCAAAGGTACGGTTCCGGGAGCTGCTGGGGTGTAAAACGATTCGTCTACTACTGATACGCTTACACCGGGTGAACTTAGTTGTGCCATATTTTTATCTCCATGAGTACATGTTCTTGTATGTATTTATAGTATTTTGAGTTTTTATATGACTTATAGCATACGAAAAGGCTCTGAAAAGGCTTAAATAAAATATGAGACCATTATGTTCGTGCGGCCGTGGGCCTGTCGCTATCAATTATTATAAGCAAGGTGTAGCTTTTTACAGGAGTCAATGCGGACCGTGCTTACGAGGTGTGAAAGTTGCTCGCTGGCAACGGGCTGGTTATAAGCAAAAATCTCAATGTGAGAAGTGTGGGTTTAAATCACCGCATACTGAAGTATTCAGTGTGTTTCACGTTGATAGTGATTTAAACAATTGTAGACCATCAAACTTAAAAACTATATGCGCTAACTGTGCTAGAGTGTTGCATAAAGAAGGTGTCAAGTGGCGACAGGGAGATCTAGTTGCTGATTTATAATAGTTAATACTTGCTCATATAAAGCATCGATGGTAGAATTGTTATCTAGTACCGCATCAAATTCTGTTCCAACCCATGCAGTTTCGCTAGCGTGAATTTTTAAACGTTTAATACGTTCGCTACTGATAGCATAACTCATATTTCTATCGCCTGCGTTCATATTGATTGCGTCATCGTACCAGTCAGGTTCTGGGTCGCGAACAACCCGTACTACAATGCCTCCGGCATCTTTAATTGATTTAATTTCGTTAGGAAAACGACAATCACTGATAACAATGTCATCAGTACTATTACGGAGTTTATTTTCTAGACTTGCAATCCAAATATCATCATGGAATGCTTTGCGGCATACCTCTGTGCCCCAATATTGTAAGACCCAACGCGGTGTTAGATTAGGCATATTCAATCGTTCTGCCCACCATGGATCTACTTGTTCACGCCATTCACGGGCTTGCTTTGTGCGACCTTCTAGCATGGTTCTGTCCCAACCAAAAACGTAAGCTACCGCATCTTTTAACGAGTTGGCAAAACTTTCACGTCGGTAACCGTGAAAATTAGTAAGATAATCCGCAATAGTGTCTTTGCCAGAGCCAATAAAACCGCA